AACCGGTGCTTTATCAGCCGGTACATCACTTGTGATAGCAGGTGACGGAGCAACTGTTACAGGTATCAAAGATGAAGACAACATGGCGTCAAATAGTAACACCAAATTAGCAACACAGCAGTCAATTAAGGCGTATGTTGACAACGAAATATCGGGAATTTCATCAACTGCTATTTCACAAAACAACACAAACGTGACTGTAGCTGACACAGGAGATGGATCGGTGACCGTAACTGTAGATGGCAACACTGAAATGACTATCACTGATGCAGGCGTAAGAGTACACGGCGACTTTACGGTTGACGGGACTACAACAACAATTAACACATCAACATTGACAGTTGAAGACAACGTCATCGAAGTAAACAGAAACGTTTCAGCAAACTCTGGAATGCCTACATTCTCAGGGTTAAAAGTTAACAGAGGTGAAACATCAAGTGCCACAGAACAAGATCTTTTCTGGGTATGGGATGAATCATTTGCAGATGACGGAACAACAACACACGGTAATGCGGGTGGTGCCTTTACAGCACTTAGATCACAAGGAGACGCTTCACCACAATCGGACTTCTCACTTGTAGATATCCGTGCCAATGTGGTACACGCAACATCAACTTCGGCTCAGTACGCGGACGTTGCCGAGCGTTTCGAAGCAGACGCTCCTATGTCAGAAGGTGCAGTGGTTACAGTAGGTGGCTCAGCAGAGATCACTGAAACAACAACTGACTTATCCGATTCAGTATTTGGTGTAGTTTCAACAATGCCAGCATATGCCATGAACGCAGGTGCAGGTAACAACGATTCACATCCATTTGTAGCCATGACAGGTAGAACACCGGTCAGAGTAATAGGTGAAGTAACCAAAGGGCAAAGATTGGTATCATCATCTACAAAAGGTTGTGCAAGAGCAGTAGCACAAGGTGAGTCAATTACACCTTTCCATGTTATCGGTAGAGCATTAGAGAGTTCAACAGACGCAGGAATCAAATTGGTAAACTGTGCAGTAAGAACTAACAACTAATAAATATTAATACTTTTTAGTAGAATACAAAAAGGCGGCTTTCGGGTCGCCTTTTTTTTAGACAATTAGATCTAGGATAGTTTGTAGTTTTCCTTTAATACTTTTATTGTTTAAAGTATTTCTTAATCCACCATGCAAGTTTTTAGGCCAACATTCGAACGCACACCAGCAGTAACCAGAGTGTTCTCCATTCAACTTTGGAATAAATTCGCCATCGATTGCGATAAGATATGTATGAAAGAAAAACTTTTGATCATTTGATGTAAACAATTCTAATGGAATAACCTTCTTGAATGCTGGTGTATCTCCAACTTCTTCTTCTATTTCACGCTTCAAACCTTCAAATGCAGATTCAGTGTAGTGTGCTTGGCCTCCTACAAGTCCCCACGAGCCTTGTGTTTTTTTTTCAGTTCTTTGTAAAAATAAAAAACGTTTTGTGCTTGTTGCGTAAAATAGAGCGCCTGAACAAATTATATTATCTTTCATTATAATAATTTAGTTCTAAAATTTACGGGGTAGTAGCGTCTTGACCTGATGCATCATCGTTTGCAACAAAACCACCATCTAGTACAATAGTCCAATTACCAGCGGTATAGATTCCTTCGTATGATTTGACCCACTCTGTTCCGGTGAACCTATACTGAATACCTGTGTTTGAATTTGTCACGTAGTGTAAAGTTGAATCAGGATTTGATGCATCAAAAACTTTAACAAATTTATCTCCATCATATTGTATGATATCTCCAACACTTGCAACAAGATTACCCCATGTTGAACTTTGCACCGTGGCAGTAGAATCGCCAATCTGATCAATAATAAGATATCTATCACCTGCGGTATTGTTGGTAGGTGCGAATGTTAAAGGATTTATAATTTTTTTAACTGCCGGCAGTGTATTTTCAGGAATGGTGTCATTATCAATTGTGTATAATAAAATTGTGTCGTCTAACGATGTAGTTGCGATGGTGCCAACTATTTCATTACCTGTTGGTTGTTGTAATCTAATTTGGCTAGTTCCGTTTCTTACTTTTCCGTATTGGTCAAGTAGTATTTTCCAATTCACTGGCGGTCCAAATGTTTCAAATGGATCAGCTAAACCGGGATCTGTTGCACCTGTGTGGAATCCATCGCCACCCGAAGATACGTTAGTACCTGTCGTTCCTAAAAGTCTCAATTGATTTCCTGTGACCAATAAGCCAAAATTATTAGGAGTTATGAAACTTTGACTTATCAAAGGTCCACTTATTAAACCTTTGTTTATCCCACCATCGTCGTCGTAGACACTCATAATAATTTTTTGTATTACTCCAAGTTTCGATACTTTAACAGGAGGTGATAGCCATATTGGCATACTAAAAGTCATTGTTGCAACATCAATTTCCGAGTCTGCCCCAACGGGTATGGTTCTCGAACTGAATGTAATTCCTGTTAATTCAACATAACTTAAACTTGTCCAATCAATGTAGTTGTCGCTTTTTTGTATTTCAAAATCAGGATTGAACAAATATAGTATTTGCTCCATTATCTGTAATTTTTGATCTGTGTTACTGCTGTAGATGTCAGCAGTGACCTCTAATCTGAAAGGTGATGGCATAACCTTCTCAATGGTATAACCTGCTCCTAATTTGTTGCTGTAGGTACCATCTTCTAACACATCACGTTCTTTTAAATGTTGTTTTTCAACATGATAAGGATTTTGCATTCTCTCTCTGTCGTAGTTTAGTTCTCTAATATAACAGGCAATTTTTGGAGCATAGTTCAAAGCATTTTCACTATTGTTTCTTATTATATTTGCCACCTGTCTGGTTGCATCTCCGTAAACTACCGGAACCGGTCTAAGTGCAATTTGGTCATCTTTGCCTCTGCCAGTTTCAACGCTGAAATTGTTCAATATACGCATGAACTGTGTTAAAAATCTTCTTACTTGTCCGGAATAAAAATGAAGCATTAGTTGTCAGCCTTTGGTTTCAAAGCGTTTTCTAAAGATTGTCTTTGATCAACAGTTAATCCATTTATTGTGCTAGTGCCTGATCTATTTACAAATCCTGTTTTTTGTGTTGATCTTGTATCAGTATTGCTTGTAGTAATACGAACCGAATCCTCAATTTTGACCCATCTGTTCCCGTCGTATCTAAATAATCTGTTTGGCAAATAGTCTGTCCTTAAAAAATAGTCACCTGTATTTACGTTTGCGTTTGGAAACGAGATACCAAATCCTGCAGGGTGTCCGTTAGGTGCAACCCCATCACCATCTAGATAGAAACCATAATGAGATGCCGCCGGTGTGTCAATACTTGCGTTTATAGGCTTGTCTGAACTTATTCTTTCGGTGGTGTTAACATTATCTGTTCTAATGTTTCCTCTTTCGTCTATTGGTGCAACATAATATTGTTTATAGTTAAAGCCCGACTTAGGAGCATCTTCTTCTGCCTGTGCTAATACTTGATCAGATATAGTTTTTTCTCTGTTAAATGTAGACATGTAGTTTGCCAAACTGCCTGTTGTTGTTGCATCTCCCAGTATATCTCTGTATTCTTGCGAGTCTACTAATGATTTAAGTTTCAATCTAAGCAAATGTGGCCACCAAGTTTGTGAAAATCCTTCCGCCGCCCTGTTCACATCCTCCACTACATAATATCTTTTCAATGCGATAGGAATGCTTTCATCCAGCGAATAGTCTTCTTTCATGTGTGGAAATTCTATTACGTCACCTGACATTGGTTTTCTGCCTAGCCTTTCTACAGAATCATTTAAATGCACCGTTAAAAACAGAGTGTCGTTTTGTAAAAACATTCCAAATTGTGACAGATTGAAATCAATGTCTTGAACATTATAAATTCCTCTTATTGTATAAATGTCGGCATCGTACTTTCTATCTCTGTTTTCTAAAAATAGCAAATCTTGAATCGTTCTTTCGTTTAGGCTGTCACCGGAATATTGAGGTTGTGTTGGAGATGCTGGGCCATCTTTGTTAGTATCGCCCTGATCGTAAGGTCCTATGTATTTGTGAAAGTGTAGGTCGGTTCCGCCGACTGTGAACATCTCTTTAATTGTGCGATCAAAGAATTTGTAGTCAGCACCTTTTTCAGGCTTAAAAATGGATAATCTTGGCATATCATACATATTTATTGTGTAGGCAAAGGCAATAAATATGAGTATGTCAGAACTTCAAACAGGCCAACAAGAGATATTTGATTATGTAAAAAATAATCTAGGTGAGGGCATGATAGATGTGGAATTGGACCCTAAACACTATCATACGGCACTAGAAAGAGCAGTCAACCGCTACAGGCAACGTAGCTCAAATGCTGTAGAAGAATCCTATGCCTTTTTGGAATTGAAGGAAAACCAAAACACATATATCTTACCTGATGAAGTAATTAATGTGAGAAAATTATTTAGAAGAACTGTGGGTTCAAGAACTGAAGGTGGCGAAGGTGGTACATTGTTTGAACCATTCAATTTAGCATACACAAATACCTATCTTTTAAGAGCAGGTGCAACAGGTGGTTTGGCAACTTACTATGCTTTTGCATCGTATCAAGAATTAGTTGGTAAATTGTTTGGTTCATTCATTCAATTTCATTTTGATGTGGCCACAAAAAAATTAACTATCACACAACGTCCAAGAGCAGATAATGAAACTGTTCTGATGCACACAGATAATTTTAGGCCTGATATAACATTGTTCAAAGATATCTATTCCAAGCCTTGGATACGAGATTATACATTGGCGGTGTCTAAGGTGATGTTAGGAGAAGCAAGAGGCAAGTTCAACACCATTGCAAGTCCACAGGGCGGCACGTCTTTGAATGGGGCCGAACTAAAACAACAAGGCATGGCCGAAATGGAAAGACTTGACCAAGAGATTGGCAACTTTGCAGAAGGTGGCACACCGCATAGTTTTGTTATTGGTTAATTCATTAACAAATCATTTTAAATATCTTCGATGTCAAAACAAAAATATAAAACATATTCAGATCTATCATTGGATGAATTAGAGCAAGTAGTCGAAGATTTAGAAAATATGAGTATTGTTGCTCTAAAACAAAAGAAGAAAAAATTAAGAATTACCATTCTTAAATCAGCACAAGAAGCCAAAAAAGAGATTGAAAAACGTCTTAAGAAGTAATATAATCATAGAATGCTTATAGGAATAGTAGGACTAATAAGTTCTGGAAAAGGCACTGTTGCAGACAGGCTGGTAGACAAACACGGATATCAAAAAGACAGCTTTGCAAAAAGTTTGAAAGATGCTGTTGCATCCATGTTTAATTGGGACAGAGACATGTTGGAAGGTGATACTGAATCAAGTAGGCACTGGCGAGAACAGCCCGACAAGTTCTGGAGCGAAAAATTTGGGAAGCCAATAACACCGAGATGGGTACTTCAATATTTTGGGACAGAAGTAATGCGTGGAAAAATGTACGATGCAATATGGGTTGATAGTTGCATGGGTAGATATAAAGGCCAAAACACTGTGATTGCAGACACAAGATTTCCAAACGAAGTTAAAAAAATACGTGAACACGGGGGTGTGATTATACTCGTGAAGCGAGGCCAAGATCCTGACTGGTTCGTAAATTATGTTGAAGGAAATATAGAACCATCAGGAATACATTCGTCAGAATATGCATGGGCAAAAGAAGAGTTTGATTTTGTAATAGAAAACAATGGTGACAAGCAAGATTTATATAAAAAAATTGACGACCTAATCGTCAGCAATAAGATCGCCCACACGCCAGCCAAGACGTCTGACCCCTTGCAACCTTTGGCAATTGGCGCAAACAGTTTTTAAATTTGAGGCTAGTGTATTACGTAGATTTCCATCGACAAACAACACATCCAGTTGAACCGTGTGTTGTGCTTTAAATCCACATAATTCGCAACGGTTACGCTTTTTATAACCTGATCTCTGCAATACTGTCACCCCACCTACCCGTTTTTTGGATTTTTTCCTTATACAGCTATCGCATAACCTACGCCAATAAATTTTGTTGCCTTTCTTGTAGGCATACGCCCTGGGTTTGGAACGGCATTCTGTGCATAGTGGTCTAAGCGTTTTATTCATACATGCTATTTACGTTGCCTATATAGGTACCAAAAAATGGTAAGTTTTGTCGTAAAATCCATACGATTGAATAAATACTTTCAGTAATACGTAAAACTTGCAAGGAGAACACGTAAATGGCAACTTTAACATCACCAGGAGTAGAGGTAAGCGTAATAAACGAAAGTTTTTATGTACCATCAGATGCGGGTACAACACCTCTGTTTATAGTAGCATCTAGCACAGATAAAACCGACGGAGCAGGTACAGGAACAGCGGCAGGTACAACTAGTGCAAACGCAAACACAGTAACTTTGGTTTCGTCTCAAAGAGAATTAACAGAAAATTTTGGAGACCCAAAATTTTACACAGATGCTTCTAACAATCCAATTCATGGTTACGAATTAAATGAATATGGACTACAAGCGGCCTACTCATTTTTGGGTGTGGCAAACAGAGCATTTATTTTAAGAGTAAACATTGACACTTCAGAACTAATCGGAAGTGCTAATCCTCCAACAGCAAGACCTACAGATGGCACATACTGGTTTGACCTTGCATCAAGCAGTTATGGTATATTTGAATGGTCACAAACAGATCAAAAATTTACAGCGATCACACCAACGTTGATCACATCAGTCACTGACCTGGAAAGTGACAGTTCAACAGAAAAACCAAAATCTAACATAGGTAGCATTGGAGATTATGCGATCAACACAACACATGCGTCTAACAAGATTTACAAAAAATCTTCTAGCAACACTTGGGTAAGCGTTGGTTCAAGTGCTTGGCACTTAACATTACCTGTGGTTTCAGTTTCTAGTGGCACAACAGTGACTGGCTCGGCTACCATGCAAATCAATGGTGTGCAAGTACAGACAGGTGGCACAGCACTATCAGATGTAAACACAGCAATCAACGATGCTAACATTCCTGGAGTAAGTTCAAGCATTAACTCAACAACAAGTGCTTTAGAAATATTCCATAACGGTTTAGGGTTTGGTGATTCTACAGCAGGATTCAACACAATTAGGTTTGAAGAAGGTTCTGGATTACTAGCAGAATTATCAATAACGGCGGGCACTAAGAACGGCGTACAATTTCTACAAGCGGCTCATACAAGCAGACCAACTTGGAAAACAGCAGACGAAGACAGACCTAACGGATCAGTTTGGTTTAAAACAACATCTGCAAATTCAGGTGCAAACATTGTTGTAAAATTGTATGATGCATCTAGTGGAGCATTTGACACTGTATCAGCACCATTACATGCAACACATCATCAAGCAATATTCAAACTAGATCCAGCAAATGGCGGAACTGGTTTAAGTGTTGGTGACTTGTACACACAATTCAACATCACAGAACAAAGTGTTGGTGGACAAGATGACATCACAACAAATGTAGGTGACTTCCAAACTTTCAGATACGAAGGTGGAGAAACAATTATATCTTCAAAAACTACACATCCAACTTTCACACATAACGAAACATTTACGGTAAGAGAATCTTTGAAAAATCAAGAAGCTTTAGATACAGCAAAAACTGTCACAGTTCAATCAAGCGATGGTTCAACTCTTGCTGATAAAGAAGATTTTGTATCAGCATTTTCGGCGGCAGGATTTACTAAC